TAGCGAAATAAGAATCTGCAGTGCCATTTGAGTAAAAATTCCAGCGACCTGTGCCGCTAGGGATACTGCTGAAAAATCCGTAATTACTGCTTGCACCAATTACGCTTGGCTCAACAATAAATCCGAATTGACTATTTACGGCTGACCCAGCACCAAAAGTTCCCTGCTCTGCGGAAAAGTGCTTGACAGTTCCTAGGGTAAAACTTGCGGCTTGGGTCTGACCTAGGCTCTTGAAGACAGTATGCGAATTAGTTACATCACTTTGTATTTGACCAAGAGCGTACACCTGTGTAGTATAAACACTTCCTGTAGCAGGAAGTGCTAATCGAAATGATATTCCAGTAGATGTTCTTTGATCTCCCGCTCCGATACGACCAGATGAATCAATTCTTAGCCGTTCAATGCCATTAGTCGAGATGGCTACTTGATCTGCGCCCGGGGAATAGAGGCCAGAATTTACGTCCCCGTTCAGAATTAGCGATGGTGCTGCAGCCGTACCAGCAGGCAAATTGAAACGCTCGCTGCTAGTCCACGCATCAGTGGCATTCACCCAGTTGATTGTCTTATCAGTGGCGCCTTTCAGCGTGATGCCACCACCATCAGCAGTGGTATCAGTGGGCGTTGCAACCACGCCCATTTCAATGTTTTTATCCTCAACCGTCAGCGTGGTGGTTTCAATGGTTGTCGTGGTGCCATCGACAGTTAGATCGCCATTGACGGTTAAATTGCCGTTTAAGTTTACATTATTTGATAGAACTTCGGAAACTTTGCTCTGTAACTGAGCGGCATCAACAATCTTGCCCGAAGTGCCGTTGGTTACGTCAGCAGTAGTGGCAAGACGTACCGTGCCATACACACTGGTAGTGGCAATCGGGATTGTCGTTGCATTCACCCACGTCGAGCTGGAATCCTTATAAACCTTCAACACTGCCGTAGCAGCGCTGGTATCCAGCCATTGATCACCCGCACCCGGAGAAGTAGGAGCCGTAGCCCCCACCCATACGTGATTCAGCTTGCGAACATTACCAGCGCTGTCCTTGCAAGTAAGGAACGGACCATCGGCGTTATAGTTCAGCGCCAGTTCGCCTACAGCCAGATCACTGGCGAAAGGCTGCTTTTGTGAAACGGCGCTCTTCTTGAGCTGAATCTGCAGGGACATGACTATAGAGCCGAAGGAGACCAGGCATAGGCCGGTACTTGCAGTCTAACGATTTAGCTCACGTCGTATAAGTACTGTCCCAATACAGTACCTAGGGATTCGCCGAGTAATGTGAAATCAATATCAATGTCGTATATAGCGCCATTTGTCGTTTCGGCATGGTCAACATTGATCTGAAGAGTGCCGCCTGTTGCAGTTGCCGTCATGTTCGCCACTGGCACTGCAAGGCGATAGTTCAGTGAACCAGAATTATCGTAAATTGCTGCGCCAGTTGTTGCAGTGGTGTAGACAAAACCAATCAGCGTACCAGCAGGCACTGGATTGGGGCCAGCAGGTTCGGTGATGCTAAGCGTCACTTCATGCACACCAACATAACGATGGGGATACGTGGGGCTTACGGTGAACGTCGCGCCATAGCTTTGTTCGTCAGAGCCAGCAATGATGATGCGTTCATTGCCTGTCAAGTAGCCCCTATCATTGTTTGTCATCAAATTGGCGGCAATGCCCATGTCTTCAGTGCCGCCGCCTTGATTAGCCGTTAACGCTGGGAACGTTGCTGTACCGTCCAGTACATTGGCGCCAGGCGCCCATCGTTGAGACACGCCATTAACAATGACATTGCGTTCAATGCCAGGCAGCGTCGTGGCTGGAGTGCCGCCAGTAGCAAAACTATAACGATTGGAAGATAAAATCCCGATTCCTTGCGCTAAAAGCGCATTTTCAAGAGCTTCGAAAGTAGCCTGCGCTGAAATAAAAGCTGCATAATTCCCCATGGATCCCGACAAGTCAGTAATACTTGTCACATCAATACCGGGGGGTTTTTTCGTGCGAGCCTTGGCACCAAAAAATACGGGGACTGAATTACATGCCATCTCAGCTCACCATTGATGCGGTGTACACCACTGTATTAGCAGCGGCAATGTAGTAACCAATAATCAAATTACCAGTGAGGCCAACTGTATTATTTGTTGGATTCACCCAAGTGTTAACGGCACCCTTCCAATTTGCATTGTCGATGCCAGTAAGCGCAACGCCAGTTGCATTGGTCACGTAGATGAAGCCTGAAGTGCCGATGTAACCAGTTGTAGTCGGTGCGCCAAAGGCAAGTGTTGCTGCTACGCCGCTATGGGCGAAGGTGAAGTTGCCACTAAGATCAAAATTCGTATTGCCACTCACCCATGCCACTGGCACAGTTAGTAGTTTATTTGCTGGGATGGTCGGAAGCTTGGCTAGCTCCAATACCGGCAGTTTGGCATTGGTCAACGTTGGGATGTTGGCCAGTGGAATCTCAGGAAGTTGCGCAGTAGGCAACAGCGAACTGCCATCTAGCGTTGCAAGACCATTAGCCGCACCACGCAATGCTGCAAGATTGCTCGGCACCAGCGCTCGGGATGTGTCGCTATAAGCAGCGGCTTCAGCATTGGTTGCAATTTCAATGATGCCTTTTTGAGTGGTGGAAGCATCGGGGAGATTGGATGCAGGAATGCTGGGTAGCTGGCTGGTCGGAACCTTGCTAGTACCATCTAAAGAGGCAAAGCCATCTGCTACGCCACGCAAATCACCAAGCGTGGCAGGTGTTACAGCTTTGTCGATTTCATTGAATGCCGCCACTTCAGCCGAAGTGGCAAGCTCAATCACGCCTTCAACTGTTTCGCTCGCAACTGGCAGGAAGTTTGGCGCAAACGTTGGGGCACCATCAATAACGCCATTGATATTGATATTGTTGAAATTGGCTTCTTGAAGAGCGTTGAATTCGTCTGTGACCGTCAGTGTGTCGAAACTAGTAGGTACAACGGGAAAATCTGGATCTCCACCTAGCGCACCGAGGCCAGCCGTTTCAGTGGTAACAACAGTGTTGGTGCCAAGGTCATTGATTGTGTCGCCTTGAACGATCAAGCCATCTTCGTTAAAGCCAGTGTTATAAACGCGACCGCCCATGTGATTGACGGCAAAGTAATCAATTTTGTGTTGATCACTCAAGGCACTCACTTGGTACTTGGGCATTGCCTTGGAATAGTTGCCCTGACCGGCCCATTCATATGCTTGACCAAAAGCACGAATCAGACTCGGACGATTAAATTCCAAAGGCCAGTAACCACGAGCGCTTAGCTTTCCGCTAGGGGCTGGACTGCTAAGTGCCGAAGGATCCCAATCACGCGTTGTAGTGCTTGTTTGCAGCGAAAGGATTGAATCAACATTGGTTGTGCTATAACCAACTGCCAACATAAAATCGCCAACGCCTCGATAATCAGTGGCGCTACGCACTTGCGCCAACACATCAGCGTCGGTTTCTTGATTTACGCCAAGGTCAGTGCTATCTGGATCATTGGATAGATCTTTGTCAATCAGCAATTCAACGCCAATGGCAATGCGCAAGGATTCAATGCCACGCTCGTTCGTAAGCATCGGCAGCGTGGGCTCCCATTCGTCAGTTGAAAAGGAGCTAAACGTTTCGTTACGCTTAGAGCGATAAATACGATTGGAATTAGAAGCAGGCGTGCCAACGCGATAATAATTGTCAGGAATAAAACTACTAGCAGAATCGCCAGGACGCAGTACAACATTGAACCGACTGCTTGAGACGCCACCACCTGCATTGTCAATCGTCGATTCAGAAACAAGAAAGACTTCTCCAGAACCGTTGGCTGGGTCAAGCTGAGTACTAAGGCCAGTGCGGTTACCTAGGCGGGCAATGAAATTACCAACAGGCCGACGTGTAGTGGTTGGATTGCTGTTTTCAGTAATGATGGAATACTTGCGCTCTTCGGGAGTACGCGTGTCAACAAGGCGACGAATATAAACGCGATTGCCGACAAGTACTGCCGGATCCATTGTTGTGATGTTGTTGATCGCCAAGTCGCCACTTGGATTGACATTGATCAGCGTTGGTGAACCTTCCGCCCAAGGAGTGGCAGCAAGTTTTGCCCTTACGTCAATAGCAGACGATGCGTCTTTGTCTCCAGGGACATAACCAGGGCCTGTATCACGACTGCGATTTTCAATCCAAAGGTAATCGTTCTCTTTAAGGCTGTAGCCGTACCGCCCGAATGTAAGATTAGGATCGAAAGCTGTTTCAAGCGTCAGTACGCCAGTGCTGCTGTTGTAGCCTGAAACAGTACCAATGGTGATTTGACGGATGTTGCTGCCGTCAGTTTTTACCTTAAGAGCACGGCGGACGGCTTTTGCTATAAAACCACTGTCTTGATCAAAAGCGCCTCCGTCAGTACCAATACCACGGAAGCCCGAAGAGAGAAGCGCAGTTAGACCAAAGTTGGAATTACTATTGGTAATAGTGCATTCGCCGCCACTTGCGGTCCAGTGGTGAACGGCATCGCCAATCACAAAGCAAGAAACTTCCTGAAGGATTGAATTGTTGATACATTTAAAGCCAAAGCTTCTATAATCAACCTCATAACAGCCTGTTTCGTGATTGATATCACCCCCGATGCGATAACGGACATTATTGATATCAGAAGAGATGTAGGCGGCATAATTTGCTGGGACGCTCCAACTGCCAGAGCTGTAAATTTGCCATGCGTTCATGTCCTTTTGCAGGGACACGTTGGTGAACTGTGCCACCACCATGCTTTTGAAGCCTGTTACCTTGCTGCCATCAAGGAACATGCCGCACATTCCATAGTCAGAACGCAGCGAACAGTTGAAGACATAAGGAGAGCTGCCGCGAGTGGAATCCACTTCAGGGACAGCGCTACCATCAGGATAAACAGTAGTGATTTGTGTTTCACCAGGATTGATGATTTCTGTATCGGAAGGATTTAGGCCAAATGCAGTGGCAACTTTGGCGTAGAAGGCGCTCAGCTCGGCTTCAGAACAAAATTCAAATGCCGACAGTAGGTGATGCGAAGTAGTGATGCCAATGGCATCTTTAAATGTGAAGTTGAAAAAGAATGATCCGCCAGTCGCCTTGAAGACAGCGCCGCGAGCAGTGGAAGGATTAAGGTTGGCAGCCGGAACAGTGCTAGGGCGAATAACGGATTTACGCAGGTCTTCGCCAACAATCGAAACGCCGCGAGGCAGAATCACGCCAATGCCGCTGCCATTAAAGGCACGCAGGTTTGCAGCAGTGGGCGAAAAGGAGCTGCCCCAGGAACTTACAGTTTCCGCACCAGCGGGCGCATTGTCGATAATATGCTCGCCTGGTGACACGCGGATGACCACACGGTCATAAAGATCGTTCGATGCCCCAGAAACAATCGACAGCCGGGCGGCTTCGATCAACGCACGCTGCAGGGTTTTGAATGGTGCGCTTTTGGAATAGCCTGCCGTAATTTGCTGGTTGGTTAATGGCGGTACAGCAGTGCCATCTGCGACGCCTGCATTCCAGTCGTCAACGCCGATTTCGGGGTCTACATACAGCGATGTGGTGCTAACGCCCTGATCAGTGCCGCCGGAGTAGCGGCGAGCTGCAATGGCAATAGCAGCAATTTGATCACGGTAATCAGCCTGAGTAATATTGATATCATTGATCGCGCCAGTTTGACCAGGCAAAATAATGGCAGACACGTTTAGCCCCCTGTACAGCGTCGAGCTTATGTGCCCATTCTAAGCTCAATCGGGCCAGTGGTAACAAAATTCGCTGTACCAACAATAATTTGACCAGCCCTGGTGTTGACGGCGCTGTTCGTAATCAAAATATCGCATTCATAAAACAAATCGCCGGGGAGAAGATCCGGCCGCGAGCCGCTTTCTTCTCTTCCGTAAATCATGTAAAACTCAGCTTCCGCCTTACAGCCCTTCTCGGTAAGAAGCAATAATTGCATTAACGCGGTTGCGTCATAGCTGTCACTGCTGGCTTTTCTGTCAATATCGAAATCAAATGTCCCGCCGCCACTGACGATTGATTTTACGTTTTCGCCAAATTTATCGCCGACCGCCGTTGTGTTAATTCCAGCGGCATCAAGCTCAATGCTCCATTCGGCAATGCATCCTTGGACAATCCAAGGGAATCCGTTTATCCATCGACGAGGCTGCAGCTCGGCATCGTCATACTCTGCCGAACCAGCTACTGGCTGCAAGAAAAGTGGGGGGAAATCACAGATGCTTTCCAAGGTAACTTCATCTGTCACATCACTTAGCCTATATTCGCCGGCTGCTGCGACGCATTCCGCAATTGCGTTGTCATATTCCTCCGTTCCCGCGGCCGATACAATAATATATTTAAAATCAAGCTGTTTTATATCTATTCTGTCATCGCGACTTCCGCCAAGAGCTTCCGCCCTTGTATTGTAGAAACTAATTCGATCTAGTTTGTCTCTATAAATATAATAAGTTGCACTATTGATCGGAGTGCCGCGATTGTAAAAATAAACACTGTCATCGTCTGTTACATAATATGAAGCCGTTTCCGCTGTTACGTGAATTCGATTTAATCCAAGCTCCCAAAAGGATCCGAAATAGCATCCAACCCCACTAGGCAACGCATCCGTTGATAAAGGCAGTCCATCAGGGGACAAAAGCCTTACTTCATCTCCATTCCAAAATTCTTGGCTTCTAACCAGAAAAACATCAATATCTGCACGCGCAACAGATATTGGCAGCACGATCGGGCTGGGTGCATCTCGCCTTAGCCTGACAATTCCATTCGTGCCGAGAACTGCCATTATCAGAAGCCACCGCTAATCTGACCGGAAACTTGAAATGAAATTGAACAAACCTGAATATCGGCAACACTCACGCTCGGTGAAACGCTTGTTAAAAATGCGCTGCAACTAAAAGTCTTGCCGCCAGCAGAGTCAAGAACGAATTCAACAGACTGCGACACCGTGGAATCATTTCCAAAAATGCTATTAAGCAATTCGACGGCACCACCCTCTCCCGGATCGTACATCAAATCAGCGCTGCCAGTCGTTCCACGTAATCCGGCTGTATATGTTCGATCATATTTGCCGAGATCTGTGGTTTCTAGCGCGTCCTTGTTGACGCTCAACGACCACGACCTGACCTTACCGATCGTGCCTCCATTCCAGCGCAGAGCGCCATTTTTACCAGTAAGGACTGCCAAGGTTCACTCCAATCTGTGATTACTTTAGCTAGGAATCACGAGTCGCCTCAAGTGTAACTCGGACACTGCTTACGCCTGGCTTCACGCGCTGCAGTTGAGGCGGTTCCGCAAAATGCCAAATTAAATCATCGCCACCGTTTTCAAGATAAGTCGTCAAAGCCAATTCGGCTCCAGTGAACACAGCGGCCGGGATAGTAAGACTCTCTAATTGCCCTTTTGCTTCGTTCCAAGTGTCGAGAAATTCGGCGGCGACAACATCGGTTATATTGTCGAAACTGAGGCTGAGCACTGAGCGCGAGCCTCGGTTACCAAAAATACGGCGAGACACGACACCGCTAAGCGACGTGTTGGATTTAACCGGAAACTCCGGTGCGGTGAAATCCATTGCCGTGGGCGTTGCTGCTGGAAAAATTGCCATGATCAGAGTGTCGTCCAGTACGAGTCATCGCTCCATTCAGCGTAAAGCTGGAGCGTGCCATCAGAAAGAAGCGGTGTATGGACGGCTTCAATTTCGTAGCCGTCGTCGCTGGGCTGGATTGAGTCGATTCGATATGTGCGCGTGATGATTTCTGCGGTTTTGACCGTAAAGACAATTCCAGCAGGACTTGCAGTGGTTCCACTGTTGCTGACGGTCAACGTCCCTTCTATTACTTCAGCCGCTTGCTCGCCTGTCCAATACACAACGGTATATGCACCATCCGCCAGGGCAGTGGACGATACCAGCTTGCCGTCTCCGGTAACAGCGCCATTTACAAATTGATTGTAATGCGTGTAATCCAAAGCGACTTTGATAAAATCGCCAGGTGCAAGGGAGCTTGTGAGCGCTTCATAGGTAGTTGCAATCTTGACCGTGTGATCGGATAGCTTGCGAGCACCAATGACGTAACGCGCTGCCTTCGTGGCATGGTTTTCACTGGTGCAGTAGTCCGATATATCAATGCTTTCGGTCACGCCCTCTCCCCAAGCCGTGTGATACACAAGGCGCTCCTGTGGCTCGGGAAACAAACCATAGGTTGGGTCTGTGCTTGCTGATGGCGCAGCACCGCCATACTCCTCTGTCCTGTACTTGATTGAAATAGATACAGGCTGTCGCTGCTCGGCTTCTGCCATGGTCAATTCCATGCTGATGCAATTACCAGCCGTAAATAAACCGCGAATTTCGGGCTGTTCAGGAATAGCCTGCTCCAAGTAGAACACGCCGCCGCGTTCGATCAGCAATAGACAGTGCGTGGCTGCAGTATCTGCAGCCCATTGCCGCCAATTCGTATTACTAAGCTTCGGGCCATCGTAGAAAAAACGATTGTCAAGACAGAATTGTGCTGCAGTAGCAAAGGATGCTGTGTCTATCTGTTCTGCGCTGATTTCATTGCCTAAACCGTAACGCTTATTTAGCATAAAATCATGCAAGATTTCTGGGAATAAATGGGTGCTTTCGTAGCTACCGAGCAAGCTATTAACTTTTATGCCCTCAGTTACATACGCGGAAAATTGAGAGAATTGCGACCATTCCCTGGTAGCCTTCGCATTGATACCAACTAAACAAAGATTGTCATATTGAGGTGTTTCATCATTGGGCTGTATGACATTGACATAGGTGATTTCGTGCTCAGGGCCAGACGAGCAGCTCGTAGTTATTTCGTCATAAACAAAAAATTCTGCCGCCCGTGCATACAAGTCAATGTATGTGCCATCTTTGTTTGTGCCATAATTGCCCTCGGTCCAGCTAATCCCGATTTCACGTTTTGGACGCAAGTTTTGAATATCAAAAAGCTCAGTGATGCTTCTTCCGGAAATATAAGAACCTTGTGCTATCACAGTGCCAGCAGCAAACGGTATTGAAACATAAGTTGCCTGAATATCTGCATTTAATTCAACCATCTCAAAAGTTTCGTTTTTGATCTCCCAGCTTGAAACTGGCTCAATGCGAACTTCCCAGCTCGCTTCGCCGTTCATTGCAAAACGAAGGTAGTTGAATACTGGTGTCTCCTTGGCACTAGCTACACAGAAAATAGTATTGCCGGTAGCAATGTATGCCGATGTATTACTGGGGTCACTTTTAACTGAAACGCGGAAAAAGCTATATCGTTTTTCTGGGCAAGTAATAGTGCCAGATGTAAACACGGAATTGGTTAAATTGTCTTCGATATTTTTGCCATCTAGGGCATCAGCGGCCTTCCAGTTGATTGCCCGGTAACCTGGCACTTCATTTATTCCCGTTTCAACGGCGACAACAGTACCAATGGTATAAGTAATGGTGCGCGTTCCAGTGGTAGTGGTTAGTGTAGTTGTCACACTATTGCCGACTTTATAGTTAGATCCGGCGGCAGAAATTACTGTGCTTGTAATAAATCCACCAGTAACGGTAATTGTTAGTTGCAATCCAGTTCCATTTCCTCCAGACATAGAACGAACAAAAGTTCCATTGACAAGACTGCCTGTGTTGCCGCCTGTAAGAGTGAGTGCAGTGACGGTACCATAAGTGAACTCAGGCACTTCAATGGGAACATCTGCGAAATTGCACATGCCTTGAATTTGCAATGCAACTGTACTGCGAATGCCGATTTCAAAAAAGCGGGTTTGCCGGTTAAGGCTGATTCCGCCTAGAGCGCAACGGAAAATCTGAGGAAATGCAGAGGCTGTGTAATGACGTTCACCAATATCACCATCGGCATAATCCGTGCCAACAGTGTCATACTGCCAAGGCTTAGACGCAGGATCGCTACCATCTTCAGCGGGATATATTTTGCTTGTTCCAGGCACGTCAAAAAATCGCGTATTTACTGCATCTCGTCCTGCAACACCAATAGTGCCGGCTCGTACAACTCGGAAGGTGCAAAAGATGCTTTCACCCGGTGAGCCAGGATCATCTTCTGTCGCTTCACCTTCCTCGAGCGCATCCAAGCTGTAATCCGCTTCACTGACAAAAACAGGAGTGCGCGAAATTAAAATCGCAAGGCATGATCCAACCTTGTACAGTTCACCTTCTTCAAGTGCGGCATCGTATTGTTTTTGCCTTCCCGCTACAGCTTGGCCGACACTAACAAGCGTCTCTTCGCCATCCATCGAACCTTTTTTATTATCGCTGTTTCTTTGATTTACAAAAATAGATGGATTTTTGCGGCGGTTGCGTACAGCGTCTGACTTAGAGCTGAGCATATATCGGAACGTGTCGCCCACGTCAAGATCCACCCGATCACCAGCGGAACCACCCTTGGACGTTGAAATAATGCCAGACTTGCTGCTATAGCAATATTTGTATTTCCAAGCTTCTGCAACAGCTTGAGCATCATCTACAGCATCGTATTCATCTTCATTAGCCTGGAGCTGCCGCAATGGCCTGATTCTTGGATTGATGCGATAACCCAAGCCATTTGCAATAGGCGAATACAGACCAAAAGAAGTGGATGTACTTGGTTTGTATGCCCCGCAAAAATGCGTTGCAAGACTATTGACGCCTGTATTTACGCGAAAAATATCACTTGCGTAGTCGGCCTGAGCACCAACATCAATCTGAGATCCGGACAAATAATTGCCGATAGCCATTCGCCCGCCATCATTGACGGAGTAAATAGCAATGCGCTGTAAATTGCCATCAAAAGAATAAGCGCCAAGATTATTGTTACCGATGGCAAAGCTGTAGGGATGGATGGCGCCAATCTCACCTTCCGACACCAAAAAGACTGCTCGAAGCATTTGGTTGCCGCCTAGCGACCAGATTTGACTCCAGAGCAGTGGTGTGTTAACGCGGGTGCCGCCATACCACTGACCATTGAGAAACTCGCGTTTGGTGTAAACCAGTGGGATTGGATCGCCAAGTGGCGCAACATCTTGTACAGCTTCAAACCCGTAGGTTGGTGCAAATGCTGATGGCACTTGCAGGGTATCGCCTTGGCGCTGACGTGTAGTTAGGCGTCCACGGCTATCGCTAGGTGGGCGCGGCACCAGCAGTGCCGACACAATTGTTAGACCAACGCCAATGACTAGGTTGACGATGGCCAAGACCAGTGCGGTCTCAGCACCTGCCACAACAGCCGGTTGCGGCCCCTCCAGTGCGCGTCGCTGTACTTCCGCTTTATACCAGCGCATTTCATCTTCTGTGAGCCCAAGCAGCTCAGCGATGTAACGATCTTGGGGCAGAAGGGGTGTACTCATTTCCAGTCGTACCAGTCGAATTTGCGAAGCAGATTGCCGGGTAACCAGCGGACACCACGTTTATGGCTGACGTGAAGCAAGCCACCGTCGATCATCACTGCCGTTCCAATCTGATCAGGCGTTTCAAACACTGTAAACGCGCCGTCGCGTGGAGTCTGCACCGGAACTAAGTGCGGAAGGATCAGCTTGTGGATGTCGCTGAACGCTTCGGACTGAGACAACAAAATTAGCGTTGCCACGTCCATGGCGTTTGGCGCCGGCAACCTAAGGTGTTCTCGTATGCGAGTCACCATCAACAGACAGTCGCATCCGTCATCACAAACAGGATCAGCACCAGTAACGTGTTTTTTACCAATCCAGCGATGCCAATTCATGAGATCACAAGGGTTCCGGAGCTGGGAACGCTTCCAATTAGTGTGCGGGATAAGTAGCGCCCTGGACCTTGCCTAGTGGCATCGCCGGGACCACGCAACACAAAGGTCAGCATTTCTTGGTCGTGACCGAAACTACCGACGACCCACAGCTCGCGTGAAATTGTCGCAGCTTCTGCCAGTGAGCTGATGTTGATTTCTTTGGTAGTGACTTCTGCGATGTAGCGGTTATCAGCAGCTTCCTTGGCGTAGTTAAGTGAGATGGCATTAACTGGTGTTACAAGATTGGCTTGCGAGCGTTCACCTGCGGTCTGGCCTGCACCTTGCCCATAACCAAACGGCAAGAAGTCACTGCTGCGATCCACGTAAAAATTTTGCCATAGTGGACTGGTTGTGGCGAATGTTTCGCGGTTGCGGAACTGCAGATAATTAACGGTAGCAACTGACATCAGGCCATACCTACACGCTTACGGGTTTTAACGCTGTTTTGAAGGGAGCCAATCGCCAGCTCACGTCCTCGCAGTGCAGATTGTGCAGCCATGCGTTCGGCCTGATCACGGGTGACGTACTCCACATTATTGATTACTTGCGACTGAAATTCTACGTTAATTTTGGCGGGTTTTGCGACGATCTCCTGAATCTGTCGCATCTCAGAGCGGCGCTCGCTAATAGAACGTTGCTCGCTGACTTGCGTCCTGGTTGCCATAACAGCTTGAGCGGCCGATGCTGCCAGCGAGCGCCTGGTTGCTGAGGTGCCACCAATTGCAAGCTCCTCTTGATAGTCACCAGCGTTACTGCCGGCATTTGCTTCAGCGCTTGCGACTGCATTACGCGATGCGCTATACATTGAAATACCGAGACGGCCGTCGGGGCCACGCTTAAGCGGCACGATTGCCTCAGGACCAGCCTCGCCCATGAGGCCGTTTTGCATTTCGCCACCCTTGGCGTACTTGAAGAAGGTTGGGCGGGTGACAATACCGCCTTTTGCGAAATAAGCCGTGCCGTTGTCAAAGTACGCACCATTTGCAGCGATATTTGCAATAGAGCCAGTATCAAAGCCATTAACACTTGGCGCTGTTACATTTCCAGTAGAAGGGATCCCGCCAGGATTCGGCCCTGTTGAACTTGTTGTGCTTGACTGAAGCCCTGCAAACGCGCGAGCAATACCAATTGCGATATAAGTCGCAATCATTTTGGCGCCTTCTTGAATCAAAATTTGGCCAACGTCTCTCAGGAAATTGGCAAATATCTCTTTAGCCGTCGTCGTGCCTTCGATTAAACCGGTGACACCATTCGCAATTGAATTACCAATCGCGTTGCCGATATTCTGAGAAATGCGAACAGCAAGTGCTTCAAAGTCTTTCAGCTCAGCTTCTGCCTGCTCAATAAATTGCTGAAGTTTGCCTTTCTCTTCCGGTTGTGCTGCGGCAGCAAGGCTCTTCAGGCCCACTTCTTTGCCACCCAAGCGGTCTATTAGGTCTTGTGTGGCTTTTGCTCCGCCAATATCGCCAGCTTCTTGCAGCAAAGCCTTGCGAACCTCTAACCGCTCTTTTTCCTTTTCTAATATATTTTCAATTTGAATATATTCCAGGGCAAGGGCTTCTTTCATTCCGGTTGCGATTAATTCTTGCAAGCGCTGACGATCCTCAATTTGAGTCGCATAAGAGTCGGCAAGATCGTTGGATTGTTGTGTTATTTCAATTAAATTTTGCTTTTCCGTTTGCTGAAGCTTGAGCGCAATATTTGCACGAGTTTCGTCTGCCTTGAGCATC